ATAAAAAAGAATATAAAAAAGAATATAAAAAAGAATATAAAAAAGAATATAAAAAAGAATATAAAAAAGAATATAAAAAAGAATATAAAAAAGAATATAAAAATAAATAAAAATTAGAAAAAAAAAATATAAATTAAATATATTTAATGGATAATGATATAATAAATGACATAAGAATAGAAAAGGATTTTAAAAATACAACATTTTCAAAATTTCAAAAGATAAAAGCAAAAACAGAATTAATAGATTGTATTTATAATTTAAAAATAGAAAATGCTTGTTATTGGTGTGCGGAATATATTTGTTCGGGTCATTTATTAGAACTATGGGATATTATAATAAATTATTATTGTAAATATATACATAGTGGAAATCCTAAATTACCAATTTATTTAAATATGAGATATAATAATTTTATAAATATTTTAAATAAAAATGATAAAAATTTATTAAAATTAAGAAATAATAAAAATATTAGAAAATTATTTGCGGAAATAATATGTATATTATCTTTTAGTAATAAAAAACATATATATCAAGATGTTAAATTAAATAAAAATGAAGAATTTGATATTACAAATATAAGCAATAAATTTAAAGCTCCTTCAATAAAATATGCAGAAAATATATTTAAAGAAGATGATCCAAAAGAATTATTTATACCAATAAATGAATTAATTTATAATTTAACAAATAAAAATATAATAGATTGTTGTTATTGGTATGAATGGATATTAGAATATGAAAATATTTGTAAAAAGAAGAAAAAAAAATGTGTATGTGATATAAGACAATATGCTCCTGATAAAAATAGAGAAGATATAATTTGGATGATTTGGGACGTAATTTTTTATTATAGTGATTTTACAAATGAATTAAATGATAATCCTAATATTATTTTAATAAATAAAATAATTAAGGCTTTATTTCAATTATTTATAATAAAATATAATCCATCATCAAAAAAAAAGAGAAAATATATAATTTATTTTTGTTTTGCATTATTAATAGAAAATATTAATTATGATGTAAATATAAGTGATAAATCAGAAGAAATAAATGCAATAATATTAAAAATAGATTCAATATATAAAGAAATAAAAAAAAATGAAATAGCACCAAAAATGGATTATTTATATGCAAATATTAATAAATATAGAAATGATTTAAAATTAAGAATAAAAAATGATATATTAAATAAAAATTTAAATTATATATCCGAATCTAATGATACCGATTATACCGATGATAGTGATTAAAATATATAAAAAAACTATATAAAGAAATATATAAATAAAAATTTAATATATAAAAAATTGAATATTATTTTTATAATAAAAAATTTATTATAAAAATAATAAAATGCAAAATAATAATATGCAAAATAATAATATGCAAAATAATAATATGCAAAATAATAATATGCAAAATAATAATATCCAAAATAATAATATCCAAAATAATAATATTTGTTGGTTATCACTTGACCCTAGAAATAATAAAATTGATTATTATCCTTTAAATATAGCTTTAGAATTAGAAAAAACATTTTTAGAAAGAAATCCATTAGTATATAATAAATGTGTATTAGGAGAAAAATTTTATAATGCTACTATTCATTTTGAACCATTTCAAGATATTTTTCAAACTACTAATACTACTAAAGATTTCAAAATGCCCGGATATCGTTCTGTTAAAAGATATGAAATAAATTCCAATAAAATCGAATTATATACTAAATGTATTAATGGAGAATGGAGAATAATAACAAAATATAGTCCAAATAATTATGATACATATGATAAAATGTTATGTGATGAAATTCCAAATCATTTAATAATTCTAAATAATTCTAAATAATTCTAAATAATTCTAAATAATTCTAAATAATTCTAAATAATTCTAAATAAATATTAATAATAATATAAAATTGATTTTTTTTATATATAAAAATTATACTAAATACAATTATAAATAAAAATATTATGAGTATTATAAATTATAAGAGTAATTATGTTTGTTGGTTATCATTAGATCCTATAAACAATAAAATAGATTATTATCCTTTAAAGGTTGCATTAGAATTAGAAAAAATATTTTTAGAAAGAAATATATTTAATTATACTAAATATATACTAGAATATAATAATTCTACTATTCATTTTAATCCTTTCTGTGTCATTTTTCAAACTATAAATAATATTAATAATAAAAAATTATTTAAAGAACCTTATTATCGTTCTGTTAAAAGATATGAAATAAATTCAAATAAAATTAAATTATATACAAAATGTATTAATGGAGAATGGAGAATAGTAGATAAAGATAATTATTATATGATAATATACGATGAAATTCCTAATAATATATTAATAAATAATGTATTGAAAGAAAATTCTAATAACTATTTTAATAATCATAATCTAATAACTACTTGGTCCAAAGAAGATATAGTTAATAATAATAATAATAATAATAATAATAATAATGATAATAATGATAATAATGATATTGATAATAAAAATGTTATAGTATGGATGTGGTGTAAACATATTAAAGAATATATGACAGAAATTAATAAATTATCAAATAATTGGTGGATACCTTATTTACAAGAACTAAATAATATAATAGAAAATGCATTCGTTCAAGGTTTATATACTATAGAAATAAATTTACCTTTAAATACTTGTATAGAAAATTCTAAAAGAGTAATAACATTTGAATATAATGGAATATATGCAAAACAAATTCGTTATAATAATTATAGATTAGCAAGTATTAGACAAATAAAAAGAAAAATAATAAAAATTGGAGAATTAAAAAAAATATTCATAAATATGTTAAATAATAATAAAAATAATTATATTATTTCTTCTATTTTTAATATTGATAATATTCCTTATGAATATATTTGTCCTATAAGTCAGGATATTATAATAGAACCTGTTAAAACTTGTGACGGACATATATATGATAAAAAATATATAGAAAAATGGTTAGAATATAACAATACATCCCCTTTAACGGGATTACCATTAAATAATAAAAATTTAGAAATAGAAAATAATTTAAAAGAAAATTTAAATAAATATATTAAAGAAATAATATTAAATAAATTATATTAAATATAATTTAAATTATATTTTTTTATTTACATTATATTTATTAATTACTAATTTATAATTAAGATCTTATGCTTTATATTAATATATCAACGCATTAGTAACGCATTTGTCGACCTATTTGTCGACCTATTTGTCGACCTATTTGTCGATCTGTTTATTTCTTCAAATGCTTTTCTTGGTTTATCTATAAATCCTTTCGTTGCCTTTGGTATATCATAAAATAACCCATATTTTGTTGGATTTATACCGTTACCTAGTCTTTCCGTTTCGATTGAATCAAAATTTTCTTTGTCTGTTTCCATTGGTGTACCATATTTTTTTCGATCTAAACCTTTATCTAAACCTTTATCTAAACCTTTATCTGAACCAAAATTTTGTGTGTTTTTTTTGTCTTTTGCTTTTTCCGTTGAGTCATTTTCTGAATGGTAAGAAGATATCGGAGGGACAGGTAAATTCGGAGGGACAGGTAAATTCGGAGGGACAGGTAAATTCGGAGGGACACGAGAGACTGGTAATTTCGAAGGGACACGAGAGACTGGTAATTTCGAAGGGACACTAGTTTCAACACTAGTTTCAAAATCATTTCTATATTTTGGATTAAAATTATAAATATGATCTAATACTTTACTCATATCATTATTATTATCTAATGCTTGAATAAATTGTTTCCATTTTATTATTTCATAATCATCCTTAGTATTTATTATTCTTAAGTAATTATCAGATAAATAATTTTTTAATTCTTCTATTTTACTAAAAATAGTATATATTTTCATTAATTCATTACTAGTTTTGATTCCTTTTAAACACTCATCAGTATGTTCGTAAGTATACTCATCATTTTTTCTATCATATTTTAAACAATTATGAAACGATTGGATATTTTTTCTTTTATTTTGTTTTCTTGTTTTTAATTTCTCTTTATATTTTTTACATTTTTCATTTGTCTTTCTTTCTTCCACGGATAAATCTTTGCAGGGATTTTTTTTTTTACCACCCTTCGTAAGATATAATTTATCATGTAATTCTTTTAATTTCAATAAATAGTCATAATTTTTATATTCTTTACTTTTTATATCATTTGGTTTTTCTATATTAATATTTTTTATATTTTTAAATATTTCCAGATATCTATAGAAAATATGAGTAAAAGCAAGTGATTTAATGCAATCATCATTATTGGGATTAAAATTTAATTCACCTTTTGAACTAGTGAAACATTTTTTATATTTTTTTCTATATTCATTTTTTTTTTTAAAATATTCTAAACATTCGGGCAATCTATTCTCTTTTGTAGAACCATTACATGGATGATTAAAAACAGCTTCACCTCCTTTTTTTCTTTTATGAGTTTTTCTTTTATAAATTTTTCTTTTATAAGTTTTTCTTTTATAAGTTTTTTGTTTACCTTTTCTTTTATAACTAACCATTATTTATATATTAATATAATATAATATATAAATATAATATTTAAAATAGATAATTATTAAAATATTATAACCTATAATTCTGCATTATTTATCTTCATTTTTGTCTTTTTCTTTTAAATGCCATGTTCTTCCCAATGCGATAGCATTTTCTAATAAATTCACTTTTGATTGATAATCTTTATAAGCTTCTGATGCATGAGAACCAGTAAAATCCTCTGATTTAATTGAATGTAACAACTCAGAATTCGGCACTTTCTTTTCAAAATTTTTTAAAAATTTTAGATCTTTATATAATAAAGTAACTTGTTTTTTTATACAATCTGTATCATTACTTGTATTTATATATCTATATATAGTTTTACCGTCTTCTTCTGATTTTTTGTAACATTTTTCATTATTTTGTAATTTTTTTCTAAAACTTAGTTTATTACCTTTATTACCTTTAGAACCACCTCTTTTATTTTTTCTAGTTTTCATTTTTTTCCTCGAATTATATCTTATGGTGACCATTATTTTATATAATATAAAAATATTTTTTTTTAAATAAAATAGAGAAAATTAATAAAATTAATTATTAGAAAGTAGTAAATATTTTCCAATATTAGTATTAGATTCTAAAATTTGTTTTGTATTAAGTTGAACGAACCAATTATATGCATGTCTTTTTAATAATTCATTATGAGGAATATATAAAGAGTAAGTTTTAGTATTTAAATCTAAATAAAAGGAACTAAATAATTTGTCTAAATCAATAAATTTATTTTTAGAATCTTTAGTTCCAATAAATTTACCATCAATATAATTAATTTCTTGATTATTAATATTATTATAAAACCATTTATTAATTAAATTTTCGATATTAATTTGTTCTGTATAATCATTACTAAATAAGATTTGTAAATAATTATGAAATTCTTTTATTTTAGGACAATTTTTAATACAACCCATAAATTTAGTAGAAGGCATAAAATTCATAATATGTGAATAATTAGAATTATTAGGGAATTCAGCAATAGATATATTAGAAGTTTTAATAATTTTATCATAAATAGGTTTTAAACTTTTAAATATAATGAATGAAGGTTCAATTAATAATCCTCCATATTTATATAATAATTTAACTAAAGCAAATAATCTAAAATATTCTTTTTGTGGATTAGATAATTTATTTAATTGTATATCCCAATCTTCTAATAATAAAGAATAAGAGGAGTCATCTATTAATATAATATGAAAATCGTTACCGCATTTATTAATAATAGAACGAATAGTAAGATATAAATAATCTTGATTCAATTCGAAAGTATTTCGAGAACCGAAGTTATCCCATTTTCTACTATTTTTGTCGTATATAATAGGGACCCATAATATGGGTTTATTAATAGAACTTAATAAATGAATATTATTATTATCGGTATTTTCATTTAATAAATATTTTTTAATAATATTGAGTTCATGACTTCTATCATCGATTTCAATATTTAATTTTAATTTATTATATATAAAACCAGCAATAAATAAAATAGCAATACTAGAAATTAAATTAGTATAACTAATATTTTTAAAATCCATATTATATATTATATATTAAAAATAATTATTTTTAAATAAAGATGGCTAAATATAAAATAGAATATAATTATTTTAATATATAATTTGAATATAAAATTTGAATATATAATAAAGATATAAAAGATATAAAAAAAAATTTATAATATGGATTTAAAGGAGTTCCAAAATTTATTATTAATATTAGAAATATGTTCTTCTTGTTTTAATAGATTAAAAAGATGATTAGAAGTATATTCAATATTTTGATGATTTAATTTATTAAAATAAATATTAGAGTCGGTGGATGACATAGGTATAATATTATTTTGTTGTATTCTTTCTTTATTTAATTGTTCGATAGATATATAAGTTTTATGATTATCTAAATCAATAACAGGGACGACACTTTCTTCATAAGCGATTTTCAAATCATCAAATTTAAGATTAGAGAATAAGTCAGAGGAATAAGAGGAGGGTTTAGAGTGTATAAAATTGCAATTATTAGTGTTATTATTAAATTCAGAAATATCATTAAATTTGGATAATTGTGAATTACGAAGTCTTAATTTTTTGTCATCAATATTTTCGGAGTGGATATTAGTTTGTTTAAGCCAATCATTATATCCGTTATTATCGTTATTAAAAAGAATGAGTTCGTTTTTTTTGAATTCTTCAAATATAAGATTAAATTTATGATTAAATTCTTCGGGTTTAATATTTTCAAGTATTTGAATATTATTAATAAAATTTGTATTATTATGATAATTGTCGGTATTATTATTATAATAATTATTATGATAATAATCTAATAATTCGGTAAAAGATTTATTAGAATAATAATTTTTATTGTTTTTATAATTAAGAATATAAACAAGAATTTTAAAAATTTTGCAATAAAATAGAAAGAATTTTTTATCTAAACCGGATTTATCGGGATGTAATTTCATAATTTTTTTTTTAATAATATGTATATCATTTTCTTGATAATGAATATCAATATTGAATAAATTTAAAATATCAATAAAAGAATAATTATTAATATCTAAATCAAGTTGTTCTAATAAATCTAAATTCATAATATTATTATAATATAATATATAAAAAAATATAAAAATAAAGGAATAAATATAATATAAATGGTTTTTGTAAATAATAAAGAGGAGTGGAAAAGGAATGATAAAACGGATTATATAAGTGGAGATTCGTTAAGTAGACATTCGAAATGGTTATTTTGTGATAGGATGCCAGTAATATTAAATCCAGATGAAATAGAATATAATGATATATTATTTTTAAATTTAACATATTTTAATGAATTTATGAGTATAATAGAAAGAAATAAACCAGGAAATAAATTTATTTTAATAAGTTTTAATTCGGATATAGCATTTACAGAATACTATTATAATTTATTAGAAGAATATGTGACTAAAGTGTATGCAGTAAATAATGTAATATATACGAGAGAAAATGTATATACCTTACCGATAGGTTTTCGAGTTCAACCAGTAAATACGATAAATATATTGAAAGAGATAAAAACAGAGAATATAAAAAAAACGATATTAGTGTATATGAATTTTAATTTAGGAACGAATGAGAGTGAGAGAGAGATATGTTATAATAAATTAATAAATAAGAAATGGATAACAAGTTTAAAGAATAGAAAGATGGAGGATTTTTATGATGATATATTAAAATCAAAATATGCAATTTGTCCTGAAGGAACGGGAATAGATACTCATCGTTTATTTGAGGCACTTTATTTAAATTGTATTCCAATAGTAAAAAGGAGTTTATTAGATCCATTTTATAAAAGAATGCCGATATTAATAATAGAGGATTGGAATGATTTAACGAATGAATATTTAATAAATGAATATGAAAGATTATATAATAATTTAATAAATTGGAAAATAGATAATAAAAAATGGTATACAGCAACATATTGGTTGAAGGGTATAAAAGATTATTAAAAATATGAAAAATATGAAAAATATGAAAAATATGAAAAATATGAAAAATATGAAAAATATGAAAAATATGAAAAATATGAAAAATATGAAAAATATGAAAAATATGAAAAATATGAAAAATATGAAAAATATGA